CGACCTTATTGGAAGACTTACAGACCCCAAGAATCCATGCTATAACGAAGAAGAAGCCGCAAATTGGAAGGTACTTGCCCTTCCAGCGATAGCTGTAAATGACGACCCTATGGGCAGAAAACCAGGTGAAGCACTATGGCCTCAGCGATTTGACCTGGATTTCTTAAACCAAGCAAAGCGTCTTAATCCTAAAGGTTTTGCAGCTTTGTACCAGGGTACTCCATCACCAGATGACGGTGATTACTTTAAGAGAGACTGGATTAAAACATATATGCCAAACGAGTTGCCACGCAACCTAAGAATATATGTAGCGTCAGACCATGCTATATCAACAGACCAGGAGAGAGATGCTACCGTCTTGCTTCCCGTTGGCGTGGACGAAGAGGATAACATATGGGTTTTGCCAGATGTTTGGTGGAGGAGAGCGGACTCTGCCGCTGTAGTCGAAGGAATGATTGACTTAATGGCAAGACGAAATCCTCAGATGTGGTGGGCTGAAAGCGGTCATATTACTAAGTCAATAGGTCCATTCTTGAGAAAGAGAATGGCTGAAAGACAGGTATATTGCACAATTGATGAGGTTGTCCCAACAAAAGATAAGCAGACTAGAGCCCAGTCCATACGAGCAAGAATGAGCATGGGTAAGGTATACTTCCCCAAGTTTGCCTCATGGTGGGGTGATGCAATTGATGAACTTCTTAAGTTCCCATCGTCAACTCATGATGACTTTGTTGACGCACTTGGTCACATAGGCATGGGTCTGGATAAGCAGGTTGGTGCCAAATCTGCCAAAATTAAGGTTGACACAATGCCGAAGAGCGGAACTATGGCATGGGTTAAGTGGGCTGACAAGCTCAGAAGGCGGCACGAATCTATAATTAAGATGGGTGGGTTTTAACAATCAAACAACAAAACAAACATGGAAAATAACGACATAATTAACAGAAATGTGGAGATACCAGACGATTCTCGTTCTGCTCTCGTAAACGACTGGCTTTCAAAGGTGCAGGAGGCAAAGGCATACTGGAGACCAGTGCACGATAGAATGAAGGAAGACATGGACTTCGTTAATGGAAAGCAGTGGGAAAACCAGTCAGAAGGAGATACTCGGTATGTTGCAAACATAGTCCAGAGACACCTTCAGCAGCGCGTTGCGTCACTCTATGCTAAGAACCCGAGGGTGATTTCTCGTAGAAGAAAGACGCTAGACTTTTCAATATGGGACGGCAGCATGGGTATGTTACAGGCTGCACAGACATCAGCACAGCTTGCACTTGCGTCTGGAATGCCTCCAGACCCGCAGACGCTTGCGTTTCTGCAGGACTTCCAGGCTGGAGTTCAGCGTAGGCAATTTATAGACAAGCTTTCCAAGACGATGGAAATCGTGTTCAAGTACGCACTTGAACAGCAACACCCCAACTTCAAGCTTCAGATGAAGCAATTGGTGAGAAGAGTGTGTGTCACTGGCGTTGGCTTTGTCAAGATTGGTTTTGAGAGAATAATGGAAAGAAGACCAGAAGACTCATCAAAGATAAGAGACATAACGGATAAGATGTCTACGCTTAAGAGAATAATGGCTGACCTGCACGACAAGGAGCTTGACGAAAGTGAGAAGGAGTTTGAACAGCTTAAGCTGATGCTTACGCAAATGCAGACACAGGAATTTAAGGTTGTCAGAGAAGGAATGGTCTTTGACTTCCCTTCTGCTGAAAGCATAATCCCAGATGTTAAGTGCAAGCAGCTCAAGGACTTTATCGGTGCAGACTGGGTTGCCCAGGAGTTCTGTCTATCAAACGATGAGATTAAGGAGATATACGGCAAAGATGTAGCTACAGGTAGAAGAGCCGTCAGAAAGTTCCTTGGTATGCAAATGCCAGCTTATGCGAAGAATGAAGATATATTGGTCTATGAGATATATTCAAAGAAAGACAATCTCAAGTATGTCGTCGCTGATGGCTACCCAGATTTTCTTGCAGAACCATCTGAGCCATATCCTTGTCTTGAAAGATTTTGGCCTTTCTTTACTCTGAGTTTTAATGACAGTGAATCAGATAAAGATATCTATCCTACATCTGATGTTAGGCTCATAATGCCAATGCAGAAAGAATACAATCGAGCAAGACAGGGACTGCGTGAACAGCGTCATGCTAATCGACCAAAGTATGCAGTGCCGAAAGGCATGCTGGATGACGAAGATAGGCTTAAGCTTCAGACACACCCAGCTAACGCGGTTCTTGAATTGAACTCGATTGCTCCAGGAACGAAGGTTATGGACCTTATTCAACCAATACCGCTTGCTGCGTTTGACCCGATGATGTATGACACAAGCATGTTGTTTGACGATATACTTAAGGTTGTTGGCTCACAGGAAGCAAACCTTGGCGGTACAGCTTCAAATACAACTGCAACTGAGGTTTCGGTTGCCGAGGGGTCTAGAATATCATCAATTCAGTCAAACATAGACGACCTTGATGACATGCTTAACTCAATGGCTCGTGCGGCTGGACAAGTCATGCTTAAGTATTACAACGAAGAAACTGTTAAAAAGATTGCTGGTCCTGGTGCTGTTTGGCCTTTGATGGACATGGCTACTATTATGGAAGAACTGTTTTTGACAATAGAAGCTGGTTCATCTGGTAGGCCTAATAAAGCACAGGAAATATCAAACTTCGAAAGACTTGCACCGCTGCTTATGCAGATACCTGGTATTCAGCCAGAATGGTTAGCTAGACAGGCCATAATGCGATTGGATGATAATATGGAATTTGAGGATGCTGTGGTTGCTGGAATACCGTCTATTGTTGCCATGAACGCTGCTGCCGCACCTACCCCTGGTGCTAATGCTTCTGGTGGAACGGAGGACGACCCCAACGCCCAGGGTGAAGAGGGTGGAGATAACAAGACTGATAAACCAGAAGGTCCAGCACCAGATGCTCCTATTGAACAGCCCCCACAAGATGTAGCAATGTGAGCCTTGACAATCTCTCATTTATTGTGATATTTATTTTAGTTCATGAACAACATGGATACAACTGACGCTAATACCGCTACCGCTTCGTCAACGGATGCAGCCAACATTGGAATGACTTCTGGTGCTGGAGGGGATAATATTGGAACAACCCCAGTTCCGCATGACGAAGTTAAGAGGAGGTCTCTGCTAGATGTGGTACGAAGTGCCGTCTCCAGAAGACTCTCCGACACGGGGTCGTCATCCGTGGAAAGAGACAACGGGTCGGACCGCTCGACAAGTAGCAATGACAGCTATGGCGAAAGGACGAGTGGCGGCGAAGACAATGTTCCGTTTCATAATCACCCGAGATGGAAGGAGATAATGGCAGAGCGCGAAGCCCTAAAGCAGCGTGCCAAGCATTATGACGAAATCTCGGACTACATGCGTGCAAACGGTCTTACTAATGCTGAACTGGCACAAGGATTTGAAGTGATGGCTCTCATGAAGAATGACCCCATCAAGGCAAAAGATGTGCTTGTTTCTCACATAGAGCGTATATCAGAATTCACTGGTGATGTTCTTCCGAGAGACATTCAGTATAAGTTGGATGTTGGTGAGATTGATGAAGATAGTGCCAGGGAGCTTGCGAGACATCGTGCTAAGAACGAATACTCATCAAGAGCCATGGCAGAACATCAAGCTCAACAAATTGCACAGCAGGAAGCAAGCCATCAAAAAATGATGTATGACGCTGTGGTTAATTGGGAGGGCACTGTTGCATCTAGAGACCCAGAGTATCGTAACAAACAGGCGTTGGTTACGGATAGAGTTAAGTCAATTATGCAGGAAGTCGGCAGACCTACGAACCCCGAACAGGCGGTTCAGTTTGTCGAAAGAGCGTATAATGAAATCAATCAGAGACTTGGTTCTCTGGCTGGCAGGTCTGTACCTACACGAAGCCCGATGTCTGCAAACAGCTCGTCAAGCGGTTCTTTTGCTCCGCAACCCAGGTCGCTTAAGGAAGCGATTTCTTGGGCAGCAAAGCGAGGCGGTCCATCTCGTTAATTTGGCTAACTCCTAATATATAAAAAAATATGGCATACGACGGCAATGTGATTTCGGCTTTTACAACAGCTGAAATCGCTTCAATAACAAACGCGGCTCTTGACTACTACATCAAGGG